GCCACCCGATATGCTATCTCTTCGCCGTTTCGCCCAAAGGCGTACCACGGCAAAGGCTTCAGCACATCCGTTTCAAACGGGAGAAGGTAGGTAGCATAGCGAACTGTTTCAGAAGAGTGGAAGTTCGCTATCTTCCGAGAAGCTTTGGCTTTTGAAAGTGCTTCCCGTTTGAGGAATGTTGGAACTCGACTAGTGCCGGTCGGTTCCTGCGTCTGCAACGATTCTAGATACTGCTTGCGTTTTTCTTTTGTCCTCGCGGCCATGGCAGCGTCGAAACCGGTGGTTGGAATACCTTGGTGTTCCAGTGGCACCAGCAGGGAGATGAATTCATCAACCCATCCTTGCTGTTGGACGTTGAAGCTTAAAGTGGAGGACGCACGTACTTCCGTTAGGCGCTGATGGTCGCTGGTATGCTCTTGGGACTCAGTCATTAGGGGATTGACTGAGCTGTCGTAGATGGGTGGCATCCATTCAACCATGGCTGTCTTACCGCTGCCTGCGTCAAAGTGGAGATAAGCGCCATTTGACTGGCGCGAATACTCAGTTGTGATCGCTAGGCTGCGGGCAGACGTTTCCTTCAGGAAGAGCATGACTTTGTCAAAGTCTTGCAGTCCTAGGTCGTAGCTTTTCTTAGCAGCATAGACCATTGCGGCGTGGCCGGAGGTTCGGCCAAGCTCGCGCTCGTCACGCACGAAGTCAAAGTAGTCCACTGGCACTGTAGACGAGGTGAAATCACCCCGCCGTCCGACGGAGACCTTCATTCCGTCAGGCGCTACAGTGCGCAGCATGTTCCAATTGGACCCAGGAACATGGACACTAAGACGTCGCAATTCGTTGCCGCTACTACGAAGGCTACTCATAATTCGCCCTCGTAGGAACCAGTACGTCGAAACTGGCGACAACAAGACCACTACGCGATGATCATCAACGCGTCTGGCCTTAGTCTCCCAAACACAAGTCTTTGTGCGTATTCCACATACAGATTGTCTGACAGTTATGACATCCTGACTGTAATCCCATAACCGATGTGCGTAACGCGCGCCGCCAGAGACGTGCGTATGCATCACATCATCAGAGAATGTGAATGTGGCGTCGGCCCAATGACCTGCGACGGATGTTGGCACGATGGTGTACATCATGACTGGCTGCATCTTGCTGAGTAGTTGTTGCATGTCAGCTCGGGACAGATAGTAGTCCACGTCAACCAGCACCCGTACGTCTAGGGGACGTAGTGGGGCGTTAACCCCGGTGATTTTTGCGTCCTTCGGCCAGAAATGCGTACGAGACCCATACGCTCCCCTGCTCTGTTCAGACCTGGACATCTGAACGTCATACCTGGTGTAGTCTGCTCCGTCAATCACTGCATCAATGAACTTTGATGCTGCAGTCCTGTGCGCTGCGGCAGTGGTGTGGGAGTGAGACCCTGGAGTTACCCGGGGTATGACAAGCGGCGTGCTA